CACAGGAGAAGGTGGTCTAGGTAAAACGTATTCTGTTATCAAAGCGTTGAAGGCTGCTGGTCTTTCTGATGTAACCGAGCTTGCTGTCGATGAAGTAGTGCCTTCTCGTAAGTGTTTCCGTGTTGTCAAGGGATTCTCTACTGCTAAAGGCCTCTATAAGATCCTATTTGAGAACAAGAACTCGATCATTGTCTTTGATGATTGTGACTCTGTTCTGAAGGATCCTGATGCTCTTAACCTGCTCAAAGGTGCTCTTGATTCGTATGACAAGCGGATCATTACATGGAACACTTCACTCACTGACGATGGTCTTCCTCGCGTTTTTGAGTTCAAAGGCGGTGTTGTCTTTGTGTCAAACATGCAAGCAGACAAAATCTCCCAGGCTATCCGCAGCCGCTCCATGAACGTTGACCTTAGCATGACTACCGATCAAAAGATCGAACGAATGGAAACAATCATGGCTACCGACGAGTTTATGCCTGGCGTTTCCTACAATGTAAAAAATGATGCACTAAACGTCATCCGCGAGAACAAAACTATCGCTCGCGAAATCTCACTCCGCACCCTCATTAACGTCGCTAAGATTCGCAATACTAACTCTCCTAACTGGAAAGCTCTCGCTAAATACATGCTCGTTAATTGAGGTAAACGAGTTTACTACTGATAACAATTAACAACCAGGTGAATCCTATCATCCCTTGATGCGTTAACAGCTGTGTGCTTGGACGCTACATCATACAGGTAAACACATCCTTCTTTGTGCATCTTACCAACAATATCATTATTAATAAAGAAACAAGCTTCATTAGTAATAATAGGAACATGCACCCTCACGGTACTGTCATCCTTATGGTACGTGAGACAACTCTTCGGTTTCATCCTCATTAACCGAGCTCTCCCTATCTTGTTCCTCCCATGCTTCCACATGAAATGCTCAATACTTTTAATACACTCAATTAAATAAAGGTCTTTGAACGCATCCACATACGTGTCCCAACTACTATCCTTGTCAAATACATTACCATCTTTAAATAAACTCCCAGACCCATACGTAATTCCCAACATATCATCCATGTTGGTATGCTTCCTCAAATTAATTTGATCCCTCTGATATACAGAATATAACTGCGTTACTTCTGCCTTCAACTTGGCTGCATCAAATATAATGTCCGTCTCCTGGACATAACGCGCGGATATTGGGATTACATTATTCATTTAATTGGCCAGTGCTTGTTGTATCGTTCGAAGTAAAACATTAATTCCTCTTTCTCATCATCATAGTACTCTCCGACATAATCACTCTTCTCTCTGCTATTAATATTTTCCATTAATGCCACGAGAGTAATGTCGTCTCTACTATATCCCAATTCATATAATACTTCCAACATCCATTTCCAATTGCCACCCCTAATAATTCCTGCCTCTACCAGGACAAGCTTCTTTGGCAATCTAATATACCACTCAAGATCATACTTCATCTTATTGATATAATACTCAGAATCCTCATCCGGATACGTTACATCAATAGGAATTATTGGAATCATATCGCCTCCCTGAGACCATGCATGCGCTAAATGCATCGCCACAGTTGCTGAATAATCTGGCGAAGCCATAATTATTGCGCAAGTATCCGGAGTTATTCCCGTAGTATCAACTATTGTGAGCAGCTTATTAATTAATTCTGCTTCTTTTTCTCTTGTAATAAACCTTAATGGTCGTCTGCTCATGCTCTCTCCTAGAATATATTGGTGTAGGAACTAATTAATTAATTCCCACACGCACTACACTCTACATTATTTTAAATGCTTAGCATCCTCATTCGTAGGCGCCAACGATACCAATGGCGTCAACGCAAGAATAACTGCTAACTTGAACAACGTAGACCCTGATACAACCCTTGCAATTGCTGCATTAATGTCCATTGCATTACCACCAAGGATTAATGGCATCAGACTAAATGCAATAATTACAAAGAAGAATGCATCAACGGGCAAGCTCACTAGATTGGAAATAAATGTCCTACCCCACGATGTCCAATCCCTATCCCACAACTTCTGATATACCCACGTATTCACCCACTGAGAAATCATCGTTGCAATCTCAGACCCAATCACAATCCCTAAACTCATACGGAATACTGCATCAAAATTAACACTAGGCCTGAACGATGGAGCAGGAATAAATGTCATCAGATACATGAACGCTGCAATAACTAGATTAGCTAACACACCAATTAAAATAATTCTGGTGACAAACGCAGCTCCTGCTAGCTTGTGCAACATATCACGAACAACAAATACTACAGCAAATAACAACGCTCCTGCTGGAGTAACAACAAACCCAAAATCGAGAAACTTCGCAGCAGCAAAGTCTGCTACAGTCATAGCTAAAATTAAAATAGACGACAATGCAGCAATCCATAACTGATTACGGCTGTCTAATACATTTGTACTCATCTACCCTCCTATTGTGGATAATTGTTTTGATCAAATAATTGGTTTACTTCATTTCCTGGAATATCAATTAATTCGGCATCCCTCCTTAAAATAATATTTTTGTACCCACCATTATCTCTACTCCAATAGATAGGTCCTTTGTAATCTACATCTTCACCGAGGAATGGCACGATAGCTCCAATCCTCTCCCTATACCACATAAGAGGATCAGAGCAGCTCGTGATCTTCAACGCCTTCATTCGATATCCTCATACATCTTCTTTTCCATCTCGTGCAATAGCTTCCCAGCCTCATGATAATCATAATCGTAGATAGCCTTCTCAATTTGACGGAAATGAGGACGGAACTCTCCAAAGATGGCCTCAATCACCTGCCTCTTTGTCCTTTCCACACTATGATGAATAGAATCTTCATTAGAGATGAACGCATCAGCACCAATCCTTACCTCAATACGATAACGCTTAGCAACGAATCCAGTCTCTGTGTAAGTATCACCAGCAACTGCCTTGGCATTGAATACACCCTCAAATAATGGATTCTTCTTGGACTGAACATACTTACGTTCACCAAGGTCAAGATACTTGATCGCCTTTACCACTTCACTCATAATTTATTTCCCCATTGATCTGTCTCTGTAGCCCAATGCACAACACACCAGTCATCAATACAGTTCTGCTCATTAATTAATTCATGCTTATTTGCTTCCGCCATCTTATGAATCCAATAAGCATAGTATGACTTCAGGATCTGCTCCTCACTCCATGTTTCCTGGACATGCTGTCCATGCTCACCAGGAAAGCATATTGTCCAATACTTCATTAGATGACCTTGCCTAGCACATAATAGATTAAATCATCTAATGCTGCATCATAATCCTGGCCTAGACGTCGCAATTGCCAGATCTTTTCTAGCTTTTGACGCGCAGCATCACTTTCAACAAACTGAGTATTGTAGTCGTGACCACGCCGTTCAAGCTCATCAACCAATACATCTGTGTCAACCTCACGAAGAACTTCTTCGATGTCAACATCTACATCTGTGGTAACGTACATATCATCCCTCTACTACAAATCGCTTCCAACCATCAGGAGTATGCATCCACAAATGATTGTCCTTACCAACAGTAAGCGTGACCTTATTGACATTCTCATTCAGCGATGGCTGAAAGGTAATTGTATTGTATGGATTAGTCTGAGGAGGTGGAGGATCGTTGTCTCTCATAATCTGAAGAGTATGACTTGTCCCTCCAACAGGAGCTAGATGAGAAATGTCCTTCTTTGGTGCAGGGAGCGGTGCAGAAGGACTAACAGGTTCATTGATTACTTTATTAGCAACATACCCTGCAGCAACACCACCAGCGATCACACCACCAAGACCAAACCCTCTTAGAAACCTACGACGTCCATTCACTTTTTCCATAGTTTACTCCATAGTTGTTTATACCACACGGGCTTCTTCCTCAAGGTTATCTGTCCCGTTACATCATCAATATCCCAAAGTAACACATCCCCTTCCTTCCAACCTAGCTGATCCAACAGGTCTTCAGGAATAGGTAGAATTAAATCGTCTCCATCTTGCTCAATATATGCAGTCCATTTATTCATTTTAAACCCCACTTAACTCTTAGCCACAAACGCTCATGCACATAATAATCGATACTCAACAGAATATGCAACGCTGTCGCGAACCCAGTAGCCTGTCCAAGGTTACCGGTAAACAGATATGTCCACAATATGGTAAACAGCCAAGCTGTTATCCTATATGAGACCATTCGTACAAGAGTACGAGTTCTCGTCTCTATCATACAAATCCCATCTTGCGTGTAGGCTTCCTCATTGATTGACTCTGCTTGTTGAAAATCTCAGCAAGAGAATAATGCCCACTCTCCTTCTTATCATACTCAACATGCAACCGCTTGGCCAGTGCATCTGCTTGCTTGGTATCCAGCATGTTAAAGTAAACAATATCAAAGCAACGTCCAGGACGCAGTAGAGCAGGGTCAACATCTTGGATGGATGGTAGGTTAGTAGAGAAGATCAGCTTTTTGTTCTTTGTAGTAACAAGACCATCACCAACGTTCAAGAACTTATGCATCACATCATTCCCATCGCGACGTGCACCAAGGAATGTATCAGCATCCTCAATCACAAACACATTCGTATCGCCCTCAATAAACTGAGCGAACACAAAGTCCTTAGCAAGGATAGAGGGATCATATGTCACAACAGCACTCTGCTTTGTATGTTGCAGTAAGCCACGAATAAACGTAGTCTTACCTGTTCCAGGTGGACCAATCAGTAACAGGATAGATGCATCACTACGGGTGTAACGATCATAGTACTCACCAAGAGTCTCACCTTCAAGCCACGGATACATTTCTTCGTATGGTAGACGATCATTACGGAGAGGAACTTCAATCGAAGCACCGTCGCTGTTGTAGATCCATTCAATCACATTGTCTACAACTTCAAACCGTTGCTTAATCTTTTTAGACCACTGATCAACAAACACAGGATCACCATGCATGTTAAGCTCAACAGTAGAAGCATGGATCTCATAACTCATGTACGATAGGTACTCATCATCTATGATAAGACCACGACGATCAGTAAACTTATGTACTCGGCAACGTTCAACCTCATCAACAATCTCCATCCAACTAGGTCTAGTCGCAAGAACAACTAGCTTTTCATGTTCTGATGGAAGCTTAAGCTCGTTACGTTCTGATTGAATGTTACAAGTAACATAATCATATACATCTGATGCGCCAATAAAAATATCATTACTCATAAAATTCCTGTTTATGTCTGTAGAGTGATACGTCCACCCCTTAGTCAATCTTTCACGATGTACAACTTTACCCCTTCTCCGGGCTACTCGAGACTTTCTTACAGCTCGAGCTGAGTGACGCATTTCACTCAACAACCTATAGAGTTCTAAATCCATCAGAAGGGTGCTTCCTCATATTCAATTGGCACAGGAGTAAGCTGCTTACGAGTCTTAAAATCCCAGTGCGGGAAAGGCCAACCTTCCTCTACATGACGAACCCACACAATATGTTCATTGTAGCTGTCAATGAAGACTTTATGGCCATTGTCTGTCATAGCTTCTTGACCGCAGTAAAGATGTTCTTTCTTACCGAACTTTTTCTTCAACATACATTACTCCATTGTGTAATTTTACATGCTTATGTGTGTGCTGCAGTATAGCTCCGTACGCACTTCCAGCGTCACCGGGGTGACTGGGAACATACAACTGAGAGTCTTTGAATTTACTAGTAATCTTGTCACACAATAGCGTATTATATGCAACTCCACCTGAGAAGACAATGTTTGTTTCTGGTCTATCTTTAATATATTTTGATATTAATTGTATGATATATGATTCAACAACGTTTTGGACTGTTGACGCAATCCATTTCTGTGCTGTTGGATCTGTCACAATTTCTTTGGGATATCTGTGTAGATTCTTATTACATTTAAAGTAAACACTATAATCGCTCGAGTGACTCATTTCAATTGTGTCCAACACTTCATCATAATCATAGAAGCGAGATTGCTTACTGAGCATCATTAGCTTGTTTTCATCTTTATTAGGTTGCAGTCCTATGAGTGCTGTGTGGTAACTATAGAACAGACCGAGCGAGTGAGGATATTTGAGTGTGTATATTGGTTTTGTATTGAGCTTTCCTGTGTATGCTCGATACACAGCAAGGGATTCAAGTTCGCCTATTGCATCAGCCACAATAACTAACGCGTCTTGGAAAGGTGAGGTGTAGAAAGCAGCGGCTGCATGAGATAAATGATGATTACCTACAATTGGTTTTACAGGAAAAAACATCTTTCGTGGTATCAACCTTGACCAGTCTCCAATTTTAATTTTTCGCCAAGCATCCCTCCACTTATTCTCATGAACATAGATTCTATCCGGCATACCATATGTGTCACGAAGCGTAGCTAGGTCACCACTTGTGATGTCTTTGGAATAAAAACGCTTTGCATGCACAACGCCGTATCTACGATCATCGTTAAGTATAACGGCGGCAGCATCATGATGTCCATAACTAAGTCCCCAACAAATCATAATAACCTCTATACGTTGGTAAATTCAGGATGTTTTTGTATTAATTTTTGAGCCCACATTGCGTGGCCGGCCGAGCTGGGATGGGTATCAAATCTAGGGTTAATAGTATACACGAGAGGGTTTTTCATTGTAGCTTCTTGGAATGTTGATTCTTGACTCCATACATTGAAAACTTCTTCATACTCCTCCATTAATGCTTCCTGAATAAGACTACTATTTTTCACCTCTGTGTTTAACATTTTAATGGACGGAAAGCGAGCCTTTATATGGATAATATTACCCTTGTGAATAATTTTAACGTTATGCGCTTTGCAAAAGCTGTGCAGATAGTTAAATGCATGTATCAGTTTATAATAGCCATAAGAAGGATCCCACAAATGTTTAGACATAAATTCAGAGCGATTTCTGTCTTCTTGATTCATATCCCCATGAACATGATGAGTCAAATTCATGAAGCCAGACATGATACGTCCTATATGTCTATTGAAATACTCAAATCGCTCTGTAGAAGTCCAACCAACAATAACAAGTATTTCTTCTGGTTTATATGATTTAGACTCAAGAGCTTTAATTATACCCGAGACCGTTGCTGCTGCAATAAATTCATTAGACATCCCTGCACCAGAGACGTCTATGAGTTCAGCGCGCATATGATCAGCAAGAATTTTTGCATACCGGTGATTTCTATTACGTAGATTGAAACCATAAGCAAAAGAACACCCGCCTGACACTAAACATCTATACATAATTTAATAAATGAATTTTGTTTGCTTCTTCATCTTACGACGAAGCCACCATGTTTGTATTTTGTATATAAGAAGTCTCATTTCCAGGTAATTGGTGCGGAGAATGATGTAAATTCGTTTTGTACGATATATCTATATGCTTCTTCTTCTGCTGCTCGAAGACCAGTAGCCTCAAGAACTATCTTCTCACCATTTGATAAGATAGCAACATAGTGCTTCAAACCATAATCATATTCAACCGTACTTAGCTCTGGCATGGTCTGCCCTCCATACAATCAGTTTTGTTTCTCTATCCACACTAAAAACTTCACCGCCGTGTATAACTTTATACACTTCGGCGCACTCACGAATATAAAAGTAGAAACGTTGACCACTGGCCGTTATTAATACGTATTTCATAAGTGCTCCTAGGAAAAAAGAGAGGCCCGAAGGCCTCAATATGTAGGCTGCTACATTTTAACGCTTGAATACACGAGTAACATAATAATAGGCATTTGCATAGGTAATTTCAAGCTCTTTTGCAATCAAACGTGCAATTTCTCCATTACCTTTATCGGTATTAGCTTCAAACAGCATAAGCGCTGCAGACTTTTTACCGTTTTTGGTAGAAGAGATTTTTGTAGGATTAGTTTTAGTAACAGAGCTTACAGCAACAACTGGGTTTTCAACAGTTTGCAACATAATAAAGTCCTTTCAAAGTTAAACAAATACTGAACGATTCAGCTTGAACATTTTACTAAAACTTCATTAAACGGTCAACAACCGGTCGTGATAATTACTAAAAAAGTTCTTAACATCTCTAATGTATTTGGATGTATGATCAATAAACACTTGCAGACCATCATTATCTGTTGCTATCATAATACAAATTTGTGGGCACCACACACCTTCCCTCTCATGCAACATAATAGCATACGCTGCACACTGGTAGAAGTAATTGAGAATCCATTCTTTTTCTTTCAGTTTGCGTGATGTCTTAAAGTCTGCAACAGTACGTATCCCATGTATACGAGCAATCAGATCACACGTACCAGCAGTCTTTAACTCATCGGAATACATTTGAAGCTCACTAGCATACACAACATCACACCAACTATCCAAATACGTTTTGATAGACTTAAAGGTCTCAATATTGACAGGCATTGCACCTTTTGCCCAGTCTGGATCGTTGGCAACGTACTTTTCACAAAGTAAGTGGACGGCAGTACCACGACGAGATGCTTGTGTGGTTATCTTCTGCGCTTCCTCATGACCAATACTGTTACGCCATTGTTGAATAGCGTCTTTGTTCATTGAAGAAAGAACTGTAGTAACGGAGGGGTACTTGTTACCATCAGGAGTCAGATAGTGTCTCTTACCGTCCACCATGACACGTTCAAGTTTATGATCTTTGAACGTGTTTTCAATTTTAAACATTTAATCCTCTACGGCCATAATAAGTGCTTTAACAAAGTCTGAACGGACGATGTCGCTATGCATGAAGGTTGTTACATCGAACCACGAAGGCATCTTCTGTGCTACGCCCATAAACCAGTCATAACAACTTTTTTCACGTCTACCATCTAAATCTGTTTGCTTTGTGTCACCGCAAATGATTAGACGAGTGTTTGTACCTGTCCTTGTTAGTACACTATACAATTCATGTGCTGTCATAGACTGAAACTCATCAACAATGACTACAGCATTCTCTAGTGTAATACCACGAACATATGACGTGGTAATAAACTCGACCATATTCTTCTTTGTGAGAATATCCCATGCTGTACCATTCTCACACAAATCATTGAAGATTTGTTTGTATGGAATAGTATACACTTCTGACTTCTCTTGAAGTGTTCCAGGCAAGTGACCCATGTCCCTTGTCGGAACCGCACTACGCACTACAACAATCTTTTCTACTTGCTTGCCAAGTAATTCGTTGAGAGCGAGGTAGGATGCTAAAAAGCTTTTTCCTGTTCCTGCTGATCCCACTGCAACTACATTAGCACCTCGAGCAAACGCTTCTATCATATTCTGCTGGGCCCATGTCATGGGTGTAATATGACGTACCTTTAAAAACTCTTTGCTATTAGGCATCCGGCGTCTGCGTTCCTTTTTGTTAGGAAGGAATCCTGTATCATTGGCATATGCAAGTTTAACGTTCAATTGTAATTCTCCTTATTAGAACGTGTTGATTGTGCTACGCGTAAAACGCTTGTCGTGCTTACTCCTTATTTCTTTTAAAACGTCACGGAACCCTGCATCTGGTTTCTTTTCAGTACCGGAATAATTAAACGCAGGGGCTGAGATGACCTGTTCTATGTCAGGATTCTCCGCTAAGTATTGTTCTTTAGCAGAAATTGACATAAACTTATCAAAATGTTCGTCGGTCTTCTTATTACGGAAGGCGTACGTTGGCATTACTTTTTCTTTTTAGGCTGAGCGCTCATAACAACGGCTTTAGGAGCACGTGGTTTACGAGTTTTCTTTTCTTTTACAATCTCTACTGCAGGCGCAGGTTTCGCTGTTGGGAATGGCCAGTGTGTGCTGTTAGCAGCAGGTGCAGCTGGTTCACTCTGATAGCGCACAACAGGGGTCACTGTTTCCTTGACGCTAGTAACAACCGGTGGAACAAACATTGGTGTTACAGGCGGTGGTTCTGCCTGTAGCCCTGTTTCTGTTACAGGTGGTGGTTCCGGTAGCTTAGCCTTTTCTGTGGCTGCTCGTACAGGACCATCAAGAGGATGTGGTCCTTCTGTGTTTTTTGGTTTGAATAGGTTCTTTAAAAAATTAAACATGGGTTCTCCTCAATAGTCATCAATGGTTGCTAGTTTTTGATAATCCTTTGAACGTAGAGCTCTATCTAAGTTCTTCATTATTTTTTTGTCTTGTAGGTTCTTCTGAGCCTTGAACTGATGTCTTGTTTTATCTTCGCGATCAAATGTTTTAGAAAGATCTGAATATTTACGCTGTTTGGACACTTTGAGTTTCACTCCTTTTCTTTAACGAGTCCTGGGAAAGCTTGGTTTACCACTTTTGTGGTAATACCTTTATATGGAATCTTTTTATCTTTGATGCTACAGACCAGTTTGGCATCTTCAGGAAACAGTCCTTCAATAAACTGAATGAAAAGAGTTTCCCGTTTGAGTGGATGCATATCCGGATATCCACCACCTTTAATGAAGTTGCTTAGTTTCCGGAAATCTCTGTATAGATTTCCTTCTTGGTCTAAATGTTCCGTTGGCTTGAAGGGAGGAGTTCCACGTGGTAGAATAAACTCTACACGAGGATCAAGAGCATACTGAAGAACAACACGTAATGCAAGTGTATCGTTCTGTGCTAGGTACTGTGCTCTTTGGTTTGCTGGAAGTTCGGAACAGGTTTTAAGGATTTGAGATATAGCTAGTCGCATTAAAAATCACCAATTGACTCCATGAGGAGTTTCATCTTATGTTGGATAAAATAATTAAACATCTTATCACGAGGTTTATTGGCTTGCGCTTCGTACTCCGCAAGAATTTCTTGTTTTAACTTTTCAGGGATAAATGTCAAGTCTATCAATGTCATGTTACGTGACCAATTACGTTGAATCTCACTTGGCAAATCTTCCCATTCTGTACTTAGGATTTCTTCTATCTTTGCTTCTCTGAGGGGCTTTTGTCTGATACCTTCAACCAAACAGTTGTCAACAGATAACACATTTGGAATACCATCACCTCTATCGCCACTCAAAACGAGGTGTTTAATAAACTTTTCTGGATCATTACAGTCAATGTCCTTTTTACGAATAGGATCATATTGTGTAACGTTCCCCCACTGCTGCAATTGAACAAAATCTTTGTCTCCACTAAGGATTAGGATCTTGTCTTCATTATTTAGTTCTGAACCAAATTTCATGACGAGCGTGCCAATGACATCATCTGCTTCAGCACCCTCGACTTGAATAACACGGTAAGGAAAGTTTTCTTTGAGTTCGGCTTTTACTTGATTGAGAGTGTCAAAGAGAGCAGGCCAATCAATGTTGGATTTTTCCCTGTATGCTTTGCGATTTGCTTTGTAGAAGGGAAAATAATCACGACGCCAATACTTTTTGTCGTCGCATGCAATAATAAGTTCGCCATAGTCACTACCAAATTTTATCTTTAAAGATCTGATTGTGTTAATAACCATATGACGAACTAAGTCGGGTTGTATAGCATCGGTGTGCTGGCCAACCTGCATCATGATATTAGATATCATTACTTGGGATAAATCAAGGAGAATCATAATAGTAGGTTAAAGAGTTTTGACTCTTTGATTGTAACCGTTTCCTTTCTCAAAGTCAACCAACGCGATAATGAAACACTTCCCCACTACTTAGCTTTCGACTTTCAGCATCAGGATATTTTTGTTTTAGGTTTTGAAGAAGATCAATCCAAACAGCAGTAATACGTTGCCACGAGTAACGTAGGTTAGCATAGCTGCTTTGAATTCCTGTGAGCTTGTCTACTACATCATCATTACGATGTTTAATCACGTTTTCCAACTGAGCATGCAGCATCTGCGCATGATCATTAGGATTGTCCTGCCATTGATACATCATGGTTGTTCCACCAGCTGTCTCATAGAGAGCAGCAAAGTTGGGATGCACACAAACACATTTTGCACTCATTGCTTCCATCAGACTCAAACAAGACGTCTCCGCCCAGATAGAAGGATATGCAAACACATGAGCTTCAGCAACTGCTTTCCGTACTTCATCATTTGAAACTGTGCCACGGTAGTTGATTTGTGGGTGCTGTTTACACGTCTCAAACAATTCCTCATATTGCTTGTCACGTTGCTCCCATCCATAAATTTTAAAGCTGGAATACACATCAAGCTCGAGGAAGTCATACTTCTCTGCTAGCTTGGTAAACACCGGTACAAGAATCTCTAAACCACGATGAGGTGTAGTGTGGTAGATAATTTTAAATTTATCCTTTGGTTTATTAATGATATCATCTGAGATCGGTTCAATAGCATTTTCAATCACGATAAACTTGCTATATGGAATCCGATAGAACGCAGCAAACTGTTGCATCTGCCAGTTAGATACACAAACAAGTTGATGGAACTTTTCATGTCCACCGTTTTTCAGATGATCACATTCGGGGTCTCCAGGTAGATCATGAAGCCATAGTACACGAATCTTGCTATCATTCAGTTCTCTTACACGTGAAGGAATAATTTGAAAGTCTTCAACAAGAGCAGGATCAAGTCTCTTCTCCAGCCCTTCACGCATTAGTTCTGTACCACCTTTTGAGTTCTTAGAAATCTCATTTACATCAAAGCCCATGTGTACCAATCCTTTTAAAGTGTTCCCACGTTGAAGTTATAGTTTGTTCTAAATTATATTTGTAATTGAATCCCTGTTTGATAAACAAATCAGGATTTGCTGTTAGATGATGCAAGTCACCCGGACGACGTTCGCCTATTTTAAAGTGTACTTTAGTACCGGTGTACATATTAAAGTTATCGATCATTTCATATACTGAGAGTCCGTGCTTTGTGCCGAGGTTGTACGTGCCATAGACTTTGTTTTGTGCGGCAAACAGTTGCGCACGGCAGATATCACGTACATCAACATAGTCCCTAATGCATGTACCATCACGAGTGGTATAATCATTACCATAAACAGTAACGGGATTACCAGTAAGCGCAGCCCAACATATCCGAGAAAGAAGATGTGTGTCAAATAAATCCTCACCTTTGTCATTATGAGCTCCTGCAACGTTAAAAAATCTGAAGTTGGTTACCTTTATGCCATAATGCGTACTCATATTGAGAACTTCTTCACACCGTAATTTACTTCTTCCATACACAGTTAAAGGATCTGTTCTATCCTTTTCGGTAAGTGGTTGTTCAAACACACTATTAGCATAAACAGCAGCAGTACTCGCAAAGATGATGTGTCCTTGCCATCCTAACTGAATCAGTTTATGAAGGAAGTTTGTTGTGCGCGAAGTGTTGTTCCACATATACAAAAGTGGGTCTTCGGAATCTGGTCCTACAAGGCTTGTAGCTGCTAGATGGTAGATTGTGTCTGTGCGATGAAGGTCTATCACATGAATAAAATCAGAGTCATCAAATGATCCCCAATATCCTGGCGTCTTCAAATCTACGTCACACCGAAGGACATTGGATCCTTGATCTTCGAGCATGTCACAAAGAACGGATCCAATGTATCCAGCTGAACCAGTAACCGCTACATTATTCATTTTCTTGTGGTGGACGTGCTGATGGTACAAATGCTTGCTTTTCCCATTGTTCGTACTGTCCTTTCGCTACCCGTCCACGCAGCTCGGTACTACTAAATCGATGTGTACGACTATTGAAATGGAACAACATTCCAAGATCCTCACACTCCTTTCTACCAGTGAATGCTTTATCTCTATACTCTTCACCGAGGATACGTATATCAATTGGTAGGATCTGCAGGAGGTCAATTAGATCTTGTTCTGTACTGTAGATCAGCACCTCATCTACATGCTTGACAGCCTTCAGTTGAACATATCGTTCAACGATGGACTGAATCGGCTTGTTCTTAGTGTCAGGTCGATCGATAGTGGGATCTGTTTGTAGGCCACAAATTAGATAGTCACAAACAGCCTTAGCTTCTTCAAGCATTAGGATATGACCTGCATGTAACAGGTCGAAGGTTGAGCAGGTAAAGCCAACCTTGATAAATTCATTATTACGTTTAATCATTTTGCAATATCAATGTCAATTTGAGTTATAGAATCATAGCGAAACGATCGCCATGCACTCTTATCTATATCCCATACAGCACACACTTCTACATTTTCTTGCTTCACACGTTCAGTCGTCTTCTCATGAGGAACAACAACTCCTTCTTGCAAAGTGCAGTTCATCTCACGAAGAGATCCATCTTTCTTTTGAAAGATAACCTTAACAGGACCCATCCTCAACATTGAAGACATCCATTTACGCATCGCAGTGCGTTCTGTTTCATTAGCTTTTGAATAGTAAGTAGGGTTCATTGCTGTTTCCTCATTCATCATTAACTCCAAATATAAAAAAAGGGACCGAAGTCCCTTTATTTTACCTCAGTTAGAGGATTTAGGCAAGGCCCAAAGCCATTGCACGATAACCAGCTGCAATCACACGACGTGAAGGAGTACCGGTTTTGAACCGCGTAACACGGTTTCCACGGCTGTCTTTACCAACGTTAGCATATACAGGAAATCCATCTTCAAGACGGAGTTGGCTAATAACTTTGGTAGGCGAAGCAATCTTAAACTGAGCACGAATCTGCTTAGAAGTAAGACGAGCACCAGTTTCGAAAGCCAAACGCAGTTTTTCTTTTTGAGTCATCATATAATTTCCTTTCAAAGGTTAACAAAAAAACAACTAACAACTAACAACAGAGACAAGTATAAAACATTACAAAACAGAAGTCAACACTAGTTTGAACTTTTCTTTATGGTATATGCATCCTTTGCAAGTTTTAATACACGAGCAGTCCGAGCGGCCTTGACCACAAAAAACTTTTTACCTTCAATCTCATCCTCATTAATAATATCACATTCAACAACTTCATTGTTGAATCTATTAACAAGAACAACGTTAATTTTTGGAACAAATTTATTTTTTAAATTCATGTTTACACCTCGTCATGAGGTTTACATTGTACTTTGTTTTACATATTTCTGCAACAGATCAAAATACTGTGAATTGTGTTTTTGAATAGTAATTGTCTTGTCTGTATATAAATTGAGCCATCCTATTTTTCTTGCTTCTTTAGGTGTTAGCTTCAATATGCTCAAATAATGAAGAGATGACCATGGCTCCCCTGCATTAAGGTTAATAAGCTTCATTTTTCGTACAACCGCTCGCCTAATCTCACTAGCACGGATGCTTGACATCTCTCCCCTTTCCCAATAATCAGCTGTCTTGTCGGGAAAGAACGTGTATCCGTATTTTTCAGCCTCTCGTTCAAAGACGCTGGTAGATTGGCCGGCTGGTATACGCTTAGGATCATTGAGATTCAACGCACTCCAGTTGGTATGAATATAAGGGCGTCGTTTGTACCAATCGAGTGTCTTTTCTAGGTGATCAACAAACTCTCCAGGTAAACCAATAATGTTGCAGCAATTCACTGTAATGTTTGCTTCGCATATATCGTGGTAAAAGTGATCTAAAAACTCTTTACCATGCTTAAAACTAAAAGCTTTTCCTACAGCTCTCGAAGCTTCAGGATGAAAAGATTCTATGCCAAAAGAACATCCCACAAGTCCAGCTTTATAAAGTCGACGTGCTGTATCTTGATATCTATGTGCCAAGTCTAAACGGAGATATCCCATGAAATTTATTCGGAACGGTAGAGATTCTACCATTTCACAAAACTGATTTACCCTCTCATCATTATCATTGAAAGTATCATCCGTCAACCAATAGTGAGTTGTTTTGTATTTTTCAAAATTATTAATTATCTCTTCTCTTACACAGGATAACGGTCTTTCAAATGTACCTACTTTTTTGCCAAGATTTTCAAACTGACAAAATTTGCATTTGAAAATACAACCTCTTGATGTTTCTATAGGAACAGGCTCGCTGGGCACTACACAATCAGATTCATGCCATTTAAAATCACATCCTGTTATCTGCCAATCATATGGTTTTTTCTGAAGACCACTTCTTTTTACACGATCAAGTAGTTGGGGGAGTTTGTTTTCTGCGTCGCCTTGTATGGTATAATCAGGAGAAAGAATTTCAGTGAAAGCTATGGCCTGTGACCCTCCAACAACTACCTTATTATTGTATTTGCTTCGAAAGTGCTTCAATGTATTGATTATTTTATAAATCACACCTTCAGGTGAAAGTCTTTTTATAAAAGCTTCGGATGAGTAGTCGCCCTTTGGATAAATTAATAAAGAAGTTCCTACTCCAATAATCGTCTTTTCATCAATAAAGTGTTCACAAATTTCAATAATTTTTTCTAAAGGCAACAGTTGTATTTTTGAAATAACTTGTACTTTGTAACCGTGTTGTCGGGCGGCCCAGGCAGCTTTGTATGGCCCTAGTACTCTCATTCCAAGAAACGTATGAAACTCATACATCGAGTGATTTATTGCCCGTACGTCTTTTCCAATACGTTCGCTGTTACTAATAAAGTCCACACTGGAATCTCCGGTTATAATTAATAAATCAACGGCTTTACTCATTATGCATCAACTTATTGAAATAATTTAACATGAATTGTGTTCTGAGGGAGGGTAAATCTTTGTGGTTGTACACCACGTTTCTTGTGTTGTTCAATATGTAGTTTTGATCAAAGCCCATAGACAACAATTCCATTGTACCCCATGCTGTGACACGACAGTTTTTATCAAAATAATTATTTAACGGTGCAACCGTATCAGCTACTTGCTGCTCAGTCATTCCATCGAGTATCCACATTTGTCGACCATCCTGTTTAATGAACTTGTAGCCATACTCTTCTGCATGAATATCAAAGTAACTGATACCTTCTCTTTCTTCTTCGTTCCAAATTCCTTGGTAGTTGGTTCTATATTTCTCTATTCCAAGCGTAGCATAGTAAGCACTCAGTTTGTTTTGCACTGCCCATTCGCCGGTTCGTTGCCAGTCATCAGGTGTTTCGTATGGTAATCCTGCTATCAAGGAGATAAAAACATTGATCTTATCACCCCAAATATTTTTTGTTAATTCCGGAACATAATCTCTAGCATGTTTACCTGACCACGCCTTGCCTATCAAATTAGAAGCTTTTGGCGTCAAAGCTTCTATACCAAAATGTGTAGCGAGCAGTCCGGAATCTTGAAGTAGTTTCGCTGTGTGTGGGAAACGATGAATAAGATCAACACGCAAATATGTCACATATTGTATTTTAAACGGCAGGGTGGAAACCATCTCTGCCCATTGCTCAACTTTCTCCGGTGTATCATTGAACGTATCATCTGTCAGCATGTAGTTGGTTGTACCAAAGTGATCGTAATTATATAACATCTCATCACGTATCAAACTAATGTCTCGTGTATATGTTCCTTTTTTCTTCCCTAACATTGTAAATCGACAAAACTTACATTCAAAAATACATCCCCGTGCACATTCAAGCGGAAGTGACTCTCCTTGAAGGATATGAGACGATGGGTGCCACCTATGTTGACAAGACAATATATCCCACTGAGAAACGACCTTTCTCGACAACCCGTGATTTTTAATTTTGTCAATGATAGGAACAATTTTATTTTCTGCAAAGCTTACAACAACATGATCAAACTTATATCCATACTTTTCTATCAATTGAGACCAGATGTGAGCAGAGGGACCACCAATAATTGTTTTGTTTGTTGGAGTGAGTGGCAACTCACGCATGAATTGAGCGATAGAACGACACCCCCGACCATTAGCAAAGGTTGAACTGATACCTATTACAGTCTTTGGACCAACATACTTGGTAATAATATCTTTCAACTGCTGCTTACTTAGAAAATGAACAAAAGAAACGACTTGACAGGTATATCCTGCTTCTCGGATCCGTTGTGATATTTTTGACGGTCCAATAAACCTTGAAGGGAAGGATGTGCGATCCCCATTGAAAGATATACCCCCATGTTTCTCATTCAACTGAACGTTTGTCGTTGTTTGAGTAATATAGGACCACGCTGCTTCAAAAATAAGAACATCTACGGGTTCATTCATAATATATGTTTTCTGTGTACTCTACAGATGATCCAATCATTGTAAAACAATTCTGGGTGGAGCAAAACGTTGTTATCAAATTGTGCTTTTGCTTCATAGTACGTGCACTCGCCTTTATTCTTACAAAGGCGAATAATCTCGCGGCTAAACGCTTGATCTCCTAGACGTTCAATATCTGCTTGTACAGCTTTTGAGCTTCCGAAATATGTTTTCCAATCAGAAGGAGCCAGATAACGTTTCTTCTTACCTTTAAGGGTCTTTGTTTTTTTAAACCAAAACAGCTTTTTACCAATGTAGATTTTATTATCTACAAGGTTGGTTACCTTATATACAAAACCATAATCATTTTCGGAAGGCTCAGTAAAGATGGCTCCGTTGTAGAGCCATGTCATCTGTCGTCAAATAGATCGTCCTCTATTTCTTCATCTAAGTCTTCCACCTCACTACCGCAAAAAGGACAAAAGGAAACAATTGCTTCTGTTTTGTACGGTGTATGAATCACGAATTCTTCGTCGCAATTGTAACAAATAATAGGGCCGTGTTCTTCATCTTCGAGCATAAGCTACTCCTACCAGTTTTTAACCATGTGTTTGTCGCTGTAGTAGCATTCGTTCAGAATCTCTTCCCACTCGACCTTGTATGTAGCTTTATCTTTCTCTCCCAGTACTCCAAACCCTCTCACCCTCTCGTGACAACAATAACACTTACCGCAGTGACCGTTCTTAAAATGATTAACTGTGCAAGAGTGTGTTTTCCATAATACATCTTCACGTTTCAGCAAATAAAAAATCTCTACTGTGTTTTGCTTCAATAGATCAATAAATGGTAAGTACACTTTTTCTGAACGAACAAGCTGTTTGTGTTCTGGAGTAATCACTTTGGTTGGAGCAAACATTAGTTTGTTAGCACCATTAAACCACCCATCAAAATTACACAACCCGCTTGCCAAAGTTCTCAATCTTTTGTTTTCGGGAGGGCTCATGTCATGAAAGCGATCGTGAATGACAGTAAAATGATCAGCAGATACACCAAGGTATCTGCTAAGTTCACGAGCTTTTTCTGCTTCCCATCTTCTGCGATCTATATGAGCAGAAAAGACATACACATTGTCCCTGCCATAGAAACGCTCCAGGAGGAGATAGAGTGCTGCAGACTCCACTCCTCCTGACATAGACATAGCTACTGTTTTTAACTCACTTGGAAAAGCATAATCTAAGTCAAGCTCTGTCCCGTCTCGAAAGTTTAAGCAGCCTTTGCCCATACATCTTCCCATGATCCAGTCATCGCACCTTTTGCATAGTCAGTGGCACGATTTTCAAAAAAGTTAGTATGTGTAGGAGCGTTAATCATCTCTTCAACCCAAGGCAAAGGATTTTTCTTTACTTTCATAATACCTTTAAGACCAAGACTGATAAGGCGACGATCAGTAATATACCGGATATAACGTTTAACGTCATCAGCGTCCAAGTTATCCATACCACCCAAGCTAAATGATAGATCGATAAACCTATCTTCGAGCTCAACCATTTTTCCAGCAATCGTATAGATCTGGCCTTTAAGCTCATCATTCCAGATATCCCTGTTTTCTTCAACAAATGTTCGGAACAGCTTAATCATCGACTCTGCATGCATTGTTTCGTCCACGATGCTCCAGGTCACAATCTGACCCATACCTTTCATTTTGCCATGACGAGGAAAGTTCAGCAACATGATGAAGCTCGAAAAAAGCTGCATTCCCTCTGTAAACGCGCTGAATGCCGCAATCTGCTGTGCAATGGTCTGTTGATCCTGGCCTGCAATCGATAAGAAGTAATCGTGCTTCGCTCTCATCTCTTCGTACTCTAGAAACTCGTTGTACGTTGACTCCGGCATCCCTAAGGACTCGATCAAGTGACTGTAAGCAGCTACATGAAGGGCTTCCCTTGCAGCAAAACCACTCAACATCATTCGCACCTCCGGCTGCGGAAAGTACGGTAAGTAGTTCTTGACGTAACCGCCCGCAACGTCCACATCTCCCTGCGTGAAGAATCGGAAAATGTTGGTTAGGAACTTCTTTTCTGATTCGGTTAATCTGTTTTTCCAATCTTTTACATCCTCAATCATCGGTACTTCTGTATGGAGCCAGTGACTTTGTTCATGCTTGAGCCATGCATCATATGCCCAAGGATAGTTAAATGGTTTAAATGAGTTTCGTTCATCTGTTAATTTTAATTTTCTTTTTGTTGCGTTCATATTACTCCACTGAATATCTGAGTGTTAGGCCTAACTTGAGGCCGTTAAATTTACCTGTACAATGTATGTGTTTTGTCTCAAACATCATAACGCTTCCTGGTACATAAGGAAACGCTTTTCCTGACAATCCAAAATAATATTCATGAGGATGATCTAAATGCTTTTTCCAAAACTCACGATCAATGTTATTGTTCGTATGTCCCTCTATTTCACTGGTACCTGGTATACCTTGTTCAGGCCTAGTTACGTTGAAACCGTTTCTAAAAAATTCATTAACCTTTTGTACCATTGACCATGTTATAGGACTCATATGCCATCGTTGATCAAATACAATAAAATCAACAGGTGGTCCTTCAACAAAAATAGGAATGACAAAATTAATAGATAAGGGCCACTCTAGCTGGTGATCAACATGAGGATGATATGGTGTTTTATGCTTGTAGAAATTACCGCCAAGAAACTTTTTAATGTTGGGATAATGTTCACGAAGCACAGGTTCCACCCACTCTAAGGCTTTTCCTGGATTAGCCTTTTGCATTACAGGAGAACGATAAACTCCTATTGAGTCATAATACTCATGTAATTTTCTGATCAGTTTTTTATCAAAAACATCAAATTTTTGTTCTGCTTCAATGGGACCAATCATTTAGCACCAACTTGTTTTTGCCTCGCCGAAATACTCTCTTGCAAAACCGTTTGCAATGAGTTGCTGACGAAGACTTTTCCCGTCTAAAACAACATCACCCAGGACACGACCACCATATTTGTCCCAGTCCATAAGAACAATCTGTCTCTTTTGACTTGAATTGATAAGTTTTTTGGTAAACTCAGTTGCTGCTTCTCCTCGCTGAGCCTCTGAAGGGCACTTAGCTCTGAAGCTTTTCTCGGGAGTGTCCACTCCATATACTCTGATTGACAGCTCTTTCTTAAGAGGGTCTGGCAACCAATTGGCTTGAAAGCCAACGGTGTCGCCGTCGATGACCCTCGTAAGGACTACATCGTACGTGACACCGGCCTTTTGTTGTGCAATTGCAACTAGTGGTACAAAAAATAAGAGTGTAAGTAATTTTTTCATTATAGTTCTAGAGCCTCCTCTAATGCTTGCCTTGATACAGCCCCACTTACTCTTGTAATAATATTATTGTTTTCATCCAACAAGATCATGTGGGGTATTCCCTTTATACCGTAAAACACCGTCGACTCCATATTTTCATCGACATTTACCCGTTCAATTACATAAGGGATATCCATTGTTTCCATAATGGTATCCATTTGTTTGCATTTTGTACACCACGGTGCTTCAAATTTTAATAGTCTTTTCATTTAACCCTCGCACGCTAAACACATATCACCACCGGCCACTGCTTTCAAATCAATTTCTTGAATAACTTGTCTTTCTATCTTTTTTGAAACCTTGTCTGCTTTAGCTAGTTTCTCGCTACGGCAATAATATAAAGTCTTCAAGCCTAGCTTCCATGCCATAAAGTGCACAGCATGAATATACTTAACGTCACTATCTGGTCTGAAGAACACGTTGAGAGATTGGGCTTGATCAATATACTGCTGTCGATCTGCAGCATGTTCAATAAGCCACCGCTGATCAATCTCCATAGACGTCTTAAATACATCCTTTTCCCAATCCGACAACACGTCTAAATGCTGAACAGAACCATCATTAGCAATAATACTTGACCAGATATCGTTGTAATCAAGCTGCCCAGTGAAGTCACTGTTGCACTTTTCCTGAATAATCTTGTCAAGGTATTTGTTCTTGTTTAGGTGCGCTCCGGATAGAGTATCTTGCCGATATGCGTTTGCTCTATAAGGTTCAATGCTGGGGCTAGTGTTTCCCATGATGATAGAAGAAGAAGCATTGGGAGCAATAGCCATAACGTGGGCAAAGCGGCGCCCAGTACCAGCGCAGTCAGGGGCTTCACCTCGCTCTTTACCCAGTTCCAAATTTGCCGCATCGAGTTTCTCTCTTATAAGTTTAAATATCTTTGTGTTTGTTGATTTAGCAATCACTCCTTCAAATGGAGTGTTTTTCTTTTGTAGATATGCATGGAAACCGAGGCTACCAACACCAATGCTCCGTTCCATGCTAGCACTATATCTTGCGCGTGATATGCTATCAGGAGCATTATCAATGAAATGCTGTAAAACGTTATCAAGCATTTCAGCAATGTCCCGAAGAAAAAGTTTGTCATCTTTCCAATCATCATAATACTCCAGGTTAACTGAGGACAAGCAACACACAGCTGTTCTATGTTTATCTGTTGGAAGGATGATCTCGCTGCATAGATTTGATTGTTTAATGCTTAGTCCAAGTTTCTTTTGAAACTCTGGCATCATTCTGTTGCTCGTATCAATGAAGTGGAGATATGGTTCACCCGTATGCATACGCAACTCAAGAATACGCTGCCACAGCTCTCTAGCTGATACCACTTCACGAACTTCTCCATTATGCGGATCCTTCAGTTCCCACGAATCATCCGCACTGGGATCTAACATACAACGTTCAATGATTTGCATAAACGAATCAGGAATGTTTACTCCATGATGCAAGTTCATGGCTCGCATGTTTGGATCCCCTGTCGGTTTACGCATATCTAAAAATAAGAGAATATCAGGGTGACTGATATCAAGATATGCAGCGTAACTACCACGGCGAGTCCTACCTTGTCTATATGCAAGCGAGCTAGCATCATAAGTGCGTAAGTGAGGCATAATGCCAGTAGACTTATCATCAGCAGAGCGGATACCAACACCGATTCCAATTCCACCTCCTAGCATTGAAAGCCAGTTCACCTCTGAAAGACAGTCCACCAGACCTTCTGCACTATCATGGAGATAAGGTAGAAAACATGAAATAGGCAGGCCACGACTACTACGCCCAAAAGAGAGGATAGGAGTAGAATATGAAAGCCAATGCTTACTAGAATACTCGTAAAGACGTTGCGCATGATCCGGGTTACTACTAAATTGTTTAGAAACGAAGGCGAAACGATGCTGCGGACTTGTTTCATCATCCTTCATATAAGACTCGCGAAGTCTTTTGATACCGAGCTCATCAAACAATGAATCGCGCGAAAGATCGATATCAATACCAAGGTAGGTATCAGCCATAAAAACTCCAGTTATTATTATTCAGAAACTAATTGTGACGTGAGAGGAAATATATCCGAAATGACTTGAGCACAAGCTCTTGCAATCTCCATGTGCTCTTTTTGCGTGCCGTTGGCTGATCGGAGTTGTATATAGTGAATCCACGAACGCAGAGTTCCGTTCATGTATAGGCGTGATTCCATCAATCCTTCTGGTAAGACAGCACGTGCTTGCTCCTTGGCAATCCCCTTTGCCAAAGCCCATTGATATGCATTTTTTGCTTCAGTAGTCACACGAAGCTGCATTTGTTGCCATTGATATTCAAGCTGACGGTGTGTATCGTTACTCAAATCCAAAGGTTCAGAGTTCTGTCGGTTTGTACTATCTTGTAGCCGCGCTTCTCGTAGCACAAAGTCAAGGTCCTTCGTTGGGTCAGCATATCGCTGACTGAATTCCTGAAAACTAAAACTTCTATGCCGCAACATTTGTCGGGCAATGTCTCTTGTGGTCGTGACTTCAAGGCAGATCGAGACCATCTCAAGTGGGGACCAGTGTTTGTGCTTGACGAGGTATTTGACCAGCTTTTCCGCAGTCTCTGTATTGAGCTGATTGGATGGATTGCTAACCCGTGCACAGTATGCAACAAGCTCTTGAATGTCATAAAGACCCTCATCATACAGTTCACGCGAAGGTTTCTGATAGCTAATTAGCTTAACCTTCATTTTTAATAATCCCTTCAACCCAGTTTTCACACACATCCTCAGCATATTGCATATTAAAGTGAGTGAGGGACCTTAGTCCTACAGGCTTGTTGTTCTCAAAAAACTCTACCTCGTAGGTTGGTTCACCTTCGATCATGTAAAGACGAGCTGTACGTTCATTACCTTGCCCGTAAAATTCACTTAACCACACTTTTCTTCCTACACTTTTTTCCATTGTGTCAACCTCATTTTTGCTTGTAAATCATGAAACGTATTCTCTTTAATAATCTTTTGTATATCTTCAGAGGATATACCACCACAGATCATTTCATTTATATCTTTATATTGCATGCTATCGGGCCAAATACAAACATTATATCCCATGTCAATAGATTTATCAATAGCTTTTACAATATCTTTGTTTCGAGGCTCATTGTCATATACCATTACAGTATTGGAAGGAACAATACCTATCTTTAAAGCCGTTTTATCAAGGTAAGCACTACCCATGGCAATACAATTAGGAAGGAACATAGAATCAATCGGCCCTTCCACAACAAAGACTTTCTCTCGTACATCTAACTTCTCCAATCCATAAACACGTGGCTTCTCATCGTCAAGTATTATCGTTATGTATCTCGGCTCTACATTGAAGAATGCGCGGCCTTGATAACCAAACAAATTGCCATTCTGATCTACAAATGGTATCACTAAACGAGGTTCATCCTTCTTACTTAGATCAAACTTATCTGGTTTAAGCTTATTTGTCCACGTTTTGAACTTAGGTGCATAAAAAAGCTTTGAATGCATGACGGATGGAATCTTCCTTGCAACCACATATCTTTTAGCAGGGTGATCCACTTCAAGCTGAGATATCTTTTTCAATTCAGAAAGCGCTGTATACTTAATGAATTTCGGTGTAATAAACTTAGAAATGTCGGGAGCCGGTTCAACTATCCTTTCAGTGTTTCCAACACGTTCTAGGAAGGTTTCACGCCGGTACTCATTGTATGCTGCAGGATCCACTTGCTCCAGGAACTTGGAGAAGGGTATTGTGATGCCACAGTTGTGACAGGTGTAGATAAATTTACCATCCTTGCCTAAAATGTATCCGCGCGCCTTTGTTTTACTTTTCCGTGAGTCACCGCATATTGGACAACGCATATTCCACACGTTATCATCTTTACGAGCAAACATAGAAAGTCTAGGTGCAAGAGCACCAATATACTTCACATCAATCCACATAATAATTAACTCCTCAAAGCCCAGTGCGACTTTAAGGAGTTAAAGAGGAAAAGTCAACAGTTAAAGTTTCAAGAAATGTGAGGCAAGGTAACCAAGGACGACAGCACCTCCGACGATCATCCAACGCCATTTTTCAATTGCAGTTAGGCGCTTGTCAATATCATCAATTTTTTCCATCATACTCTTGTGCTGTTCTTTTGAATCAAAGCGGAAATCTTTGATCTCAGAGCTCAAATTCTTTAATTCATTTTCCAAAACCGCAATCCTCGAGGTAGTATCAAAAAGTTCCATTGCTTGTTCCATTTTACTTTTTAGGTGGAACTTCCGTTCCCTCTAGTTTCTTATGAACTTTCATTTCTTTACAATTTTGTTTTGGATTGCCTTTGGCATCCTTAACAACTTTCCCGTCTTTGTCTTTGACATCGACACATACTTTTGTTGTTTCTTTTTTGTCTTCTGCTGCATAGCTAGGCAGTACAACAGCAAAAGCAACGGCTAGTGAAAGAAAGAAGTGTTTCATATTTATCCTTTATAGAAGTGGCTGTGCTGCTGGAGGGGGAGCAGGTTTCCCATTAAAACCAGCCACAACAGGTTGTACGGGCTCTGACGCTGCAACTGGTCCAAATCCGACTGTAGGCTCTATACGCATAGGAGCAGAAGACATTATTGGAGGAGGTGAGGACGGAGGAGGGGGTTTGTTTGCTGCTTCGAGCGCTTTTGCTTGCAAGTCTTTGTCACCACCAGCGAGCATAATACCTGACAGCGTTCCTGTTAGGAATGTAGCAACAGGAATAATTAATTCAAAAAATTTGTTATCAACAGGACTCATTCCATTCATTGGTTGTGTTACAAATATAAGACTGTATAACACAACAAACACAATACCAAAAAGTGTCAGACCAAGGATTATACCAATAAAGAACTTTAGCCGTGCGTTCAATTCACTTTCAGTGTACTTTGGGCCTTCCCATAAATCTTTAATCATTTGCAACTCCCTGGACATATATTGTTTGTTGTAGTATTACCGTTGCCGTTACCGTTTGGTTTGTATTTGTCTTTTTCATAATGTCTTAGATCCTCTGGGCACGTGCCATTAGCGCTGCAGTAGGGTTTCTGACAATATTGCTTTTCCCAATTGTTGGGGTCTTGGCATGGATATCGATACCTCTCTTGACATGCAACAATGAAAGGTAGTATTAAAAGAAGTATATATTTCATATCAGCCTTTGATAATGTAAACTATTGACACCAGTATCATGCCTACAATAACAATAGTTTTCCAGCTAATATCATCTATTTTCATCTTGAACCACGGACTTGATACTTCTACTAATTCTTTGTCATCACCAGGCGTATTAGCCTGCTCTAATTTATTATCTTTAAGCTTCATAGCTTAATGTCCATTAAGAACATGAAGAGCATGCTCGTAATGTTTAATCCTATCTTCTAAGCCGATTGTACCGCCGTTGATACGTTTGGTTAGCGTAACCATATCGCCTTTATCGGCCCATTTATTCAAGTTATTTGATTCCCAAAACCAACAAGCGCTTTGAGCTGCACCTTCAAACGTCTGAAGATATTCTGAAGCTTCTTCAACAGTGATACCAAGGCTACCAGCGAAGAATGTGTAATTGTCTCTACCTGTAAGTTGAATCAATCCTCTACCACAGAAACGCCACCCATCACCAGACTCCTCGGGACCGTTACCCATGCGACTTGCATATGCCCGGTTTGCAATCGCTTCTTGTTTATTTGGACGAGAGGCATAGTCTTTTGCAATCTCTGGTGGGAATAATCGTGGCCATATACGTGTTAGAGTTTCTGCTCTATAATTCAGATTCTCTTTGAGCGCTGTAAATCCACCCGACTCATGTGAACATTGTGCTATGAAAGCAGCTATTCTCTGTTTAGTGTTGATTTCGTAATCAGGCAGTAGCTGACTGAGCGCGTTGTGCCAGTAATCAATGTATGGATTTTTTGGCAGTAATTTTTTTAGTTGTTCTTTTGTGAGTTCCATATACACCTACTTTTTATTAAAAACAGCATCGTGAATTTGTTTTTGTTCACGATACCATTTAACAAGTAACTCATGTTTTGCACCGCATTCATGATATAATGTATAATTCTGAGTAACTACTTTTAACAATTCAGATATTCTTTCTTCTTTTTCAGGCAAAAGAACTAGATCCGGGCAACGTTCTGTAAGCATCTGTGGTGGCTCCGCTAACGCGTGTCCAACAGGTACAGATACCGTTGCACATCCCACACATAACGCAGCTACTGGAGCAAGAAACAAAAATTTCACTTCGATCCTCCTTTTGCTGCTTCGTTGTGTATTCTTACAACCTCTTCTGGTACTTTACAAATATCGTTGTATTTAACAATTTCGCGATCTACAACTCTAACAATCTGTTCGCCTTTTTCGCGAATCACTTTTGTACGATCAACGTACTTGGTTATTGTTTCTACTGTTACTTGACCAGCTTTTGCATTAGCTTCTGCTGCTTCTTTTTCCAGCTGCGCAACACGAGCTTTCCATGCATCTTCATTCCATATGGCACCACTCATAAACGTGCCAAACGCCACAAACAGTATTGAAATGATTTGGATTGGTGTACGATATACGTACAGTGCGGGAATTGGAATAAACTTTAGCAGGTATGTGACTGCTACGCCAACGACACCTACAAAAAATACAGCATAAAATAACCAATCAGGAAGAAACTTTAGTATCCACATTGGGTTGTTTCCTTCTTAATAGCCTCTTAGTCATAATTTGTTTCCGACCGCCAGGCTCACCATCAGGACCAAAACCAATTCCTGCAACGTTACCTCCTGCGACAGCGTTAATTGCAACGCTACCCGTAGAAAAGCTTACATCTTCGCTGAATTGTTTAAAAGTCTTCATATATTTCTCAATATGTTAACAATGTTTTCATCCATTGGTATGCTTGAACTTATTATATCCTTACCATCAATTCCTATATTGTGTACTATATCAGGCATGTATCCCATTAATATAAGAAAAGGTTTGAGGAAATGATAATGTCCTCGCAACTTTAAGAACAACAACCTCGTTGCTGCTTCAACCCCAAAAATATTATAGAGAACGGTCAAATGGTTGATAATTAACCGTTCTTTTAACTCTCCTGTTTCTTCATATCTATTGAATAATCTTTTTATATACTTAAATCTATTCAAGTCGTCGTAGAATTCCAGCGTATCATAACAGTGAGGATTGTCATAATGCTTTGCTGCGTATAATAAAAAATTTGTTTCGTCAAGCTTGTCAGTGTGCATTAATAACTACCTAATGATAACCTCTTCCATGTATTTGTCGTCACACACACGTAGATGTAATTTGAGTCATACGCAATCTGACCTTGTACACCATTAGCAGATGAATTAGCCGGGACAGAACTCCACTTAAAGGCTGTATTCTGCATGGTATCGTCTGCAAAATGTACTGCTGCAATATGCAATTGATCAAAATAGTGTGTTGCGTTACCAATATCATAATTTCCAGGCGTATGAGGAACAACGTTGGAATGGACTGTACCGTGTATGTGAATTAATTGTTCTGCGTTAGATCCAACAACACCGAGATACACATTGCCTGTAAACGATGCATCCTCGACAGCAATCACGTTAGCCGTAACATTAGATGATGTTAGTGTAGTTATCGTAGCTACATTTGATGTAAACGACGATAACAAGCTATTACGAAAATTGTTCGCTGTGATGCGCTTTGTGTTTGCTGTACCAGTATTGTTAGCAACGACGACAACGAAGTCTGAGTTCGCTAGCGTCGTTGCTGCAGGCAGCTCACTAATTTTTTTAGCGCGATCAACCATTTAATTAAGCGTTCGAATCAGGTAGTTTAGTATCATCAGAGCCGTCGCCAGAAATCTGACGCGTGGCAACTAGACACTCATACTGAACACGACCAGCACGGCCACCCTGGCCAACTGTGCGGATGTTCCAGCCAGCTGTAACACGTTTGTTCTTACCACCGGCAAGAGAAGCAATTGCTGTTGCTGTTTCACCAGTCACGCTATGTCCAGCCTGTGCACCTGTTCCAACAGAAGCAAGATTGATAAACACACCACCGTTATAATCTTCACGATCTGCCGAAAGCTGAATAGCTGATGAATTAGCAACAGTTACATAGTATGTTGTATTATTTGCAAGGCCGCCAATCGCAGTATTACCTGCACCAACAAGATACGTTACTTGATCACCGTTAGCTAACAGTGCAACGTTGGCTGTACCCAGAAGGATAAAACCTTTTACAGTGCTGTTACCGACAACAACACCTGTTGAGTTGCCTGAGAATGTAAGTGCAGCAGGTGCGGCGATAGTTACTGTAGGATTAGTTGTATAACCAACACCGTTGTTACTAATATTGATAGCTGAAATACGGCCAGTTGCATTAGACGATGCATTAGCAGCGGCATTTGTTGTACCAGCACCAGAAACAGAAGTGATTGTTACAGCTGCATTAGCATTGTAGCCTGAACCTGCCGAAGTAATAACAATTTCAGCAATGTTTGTAGCTGTTACCCCGGCTTCTGTTCCATCGACGGCGTACATACCGTGCGTTGCACCAGCAAAATAAGCATTTGCTGTTGTATTTCCATAAAGTGCGTTAGCATTAGCGCGTGTTGGAGCTTGGCCAAGCTGTGATGGCGCCCAAATCACGCTGTTAGATGCTACGTCTGATAGTCCCCATAATGGCATTTTGTCTCTCCTTGAGATGTTTTTTAATATTTATGACTCTTTGGATGTCAGCAAGTCTTGACGATACTGAGATGTCTTTATTGTTGTTTTAACGATCGAAACCTGTTCCCCAGTCCCGCTTGTGTTTGCTTCGGGACCGGGATAAAGAACTTTGCCTTGTTCCATCAAGTGACTATGAGGAGTTTTGGGCGGCTTTTTACTTAAAACAAATACTGGCATGATCACTCTTTTGGTTTAACGTGCTTAATCTTTGCACCCATTTCCGCAGCATCATCCAACTCAGTATCATTAAGGTGTTCGCCCACCTTGATACCATCAGCTAATTTGTGGCCAACAGCATGAACCTTATACTTACCACCTCCTGCATCCGATACATGCAGGGCTTGGGGGTGGAGTTTTTGGTCTGCTTCAGCAATGAATTGAGAAAAGCTTTTCATTTACATACCCTTTTTCTTTTTGTGATTCATGTGACCTTCGGAAACAAGAATCTCAATATCTTCGGTGTTTACACGCTTAATACCTTCAGCGAACATTACATCGTACCATGCAATATTACCATCTGCATCTGGCTCTGCATGTTGACTTGTCAACGTACGACCTTCACCATACTGTTCAGATTTTACATGAATAGCACACTGGTGAGTACTATTGCCTGGTGTATCGCGTTCCTCTTTCTTCATCTTCTTATCTGCTTTCTTCATGTCAGCGTCTTTACCACCGTCATCAAAAGTAGAAGATTTACGAGTGTACACTGTTCCTGTACCTGTTGTCTTTTTATCGAACTTACCAGTGCCTTCTGCAGCACGACGCTCTTTTGCTGCTTTGAGCATGTCTTCCCAACCTTCTTTACGAACACCACGGCCATGAAGTACGTCACCATGTGTGATCTTATCACGTGGAGGTTTCAGGGCGGCAAGCTTTTTCTCTTTCTCGTTACGAGGATGAGAACCTTCTGCAGCTTCAGCTTTCATGTTCTTTTTTGCCATACCAGCCGCATCGGAGTGAGCAGCGGGGTCTGCTTTTGGTTCTGGTTGCTTAGGCATCTTCATAGCTTTAGCAGCCATCTTCTCGTTAAGAGCGTTGAGCTCTGTAACATACTTCTGACGTGAGCTTTTGTTGATTTCGGTAACAGCAGCAACAAGGCTCTGCGATAAATCTTTAATCATTTGTTTCTCCTTAGTCGTTATCAATGATTTTTAGTTTGCGTTGCATTTTCATATTTCTTGAGATACGGAACTTTGTATTATCTATGTCCATATCTTTTGGCTCAGGTGTTTGTGCAAGTGAAGGACGTGAAAATTTTTTAGTTATTTCTTCTGGTGAAACCTCCGTCTTCGGATTCAAATCCTCTACTTTATGATATGACTTAATCTTGTCTATATGATCCTGCACAAACGCATGTTCTTTTTCTAAGTTTGCTTCCTTGGCCATCTTCATTGCTTTTTCAGCAATCTTTTCAGCTTGTTGTATGTCTTCGCCAGTAGCCTTTTCCGAAGCAATCACACTTTTTTCCATAGCAAATAATTGATCTAGAAACATTGCTGCTTTTTCTGCTTTGTTTCTGTCAACATCTGCAGGCAAACTAGAATAAAGTATTTGAGCTTTTGGGCACATTTCGAAATGTGTAGTTTTGTAACCACCGATAACGATTTGATCTTTGTAGTGTGTCTCGATCTTTTTCTTTTGTTCATAGATCGAAGCAAGAGCTGATCTAAAGCTCTTATAAGATGATTCTGTTTTTGGGCGTGCACGAATCACGCTCGTTAGAGATCTGTAACTCATTTTTCTTCTTCTTTGAGAACCGAACGCAACATATACAGATGGCCCTTGTGTGCAGTTATTCTATCTTGAATAACGTTTGACAATCCAAACTCACTATAACGTTCAGCAAGCCTGTACCCTTCCATCAGCGACGACAAAACCTTGTTGTTATCACTGTAGAGATTTCTGTACATAACCATTGCTTCAGGAGCAGGGTCTGTATCGATGATAGAAGTTAGTTCAGCTATTCTTGCTGGACTCAGAGGTGCGTAAGCATCGAGCGTGCGAATTTGCTCGCCAAGCATATCGACAGCTCCGTTTACTTCTTCATACAGCTTTTGAAAAAAGGCATGGTGCTGAGGAAAATCATCTCCCTCAACATTCCAATGATACTGCTGTGCTTTCATACCAAAAGCAACAGTATCAGCAAGTACTACTTTAATTTGTTGAACTAATTCTTCCATATTTACCTCGTTATCTCTTCCCAGTCCATCGATGCAAGAGCACTGACGGTATTGACTGATCCTGACATTGCAATTGTAAGCGGCTCAGGGGTATTTGTTAGCCCATTTCGCTGTAATTGAAACTTGAATAGCGCTTCTTTGAGAATATCAATAGTCTGTGAAGCTTGATTAGTTATACCAATGTATCCTTGCGCAAGTACTTGTCCACCACTTAAGCCTGTAGCAGAGGTGTCATACTGAACGGAGTCATCTGCATTGACTGTTGTCCAGGAAGGAGATGTCAAAGTCGTTCCTCTGTATACTCTCCATGCAACACTACAAGGATTTGAATTAATTCCTAAAATAGACAAAGCTGTCAAAATAACAATAGCATCCAGATAGCCAGATCTTAGCTGAATAGAAACGATAGGATAATATGTACCTGCTGTTGTCAATGTTTTTGGCGTCTGAACTGGTGTACCAACAGATCGTTGATCACCACGCAACTCATATCCACCCTCACTGATAACAGTAGAACACACCTGCTTCATTGTACTTGAGCTTGCCGTTGTTCCCGTGTTCTTAATCTCATATCGCAACGGCAGCGAAGCTGTTGTCATGTATGTTGAATCTATCACGTTAGCGTGATGGAACGAGTGACAGTGAATCATTTTACCGTTAATCACAAAGCCACATCTTACTGTTCCGAGACCAAGCCATTCAACATCAATGAAAAGAATCTGTGCTTTGGTAAGATCTAAAGTAAGTTGTGAAGGACTCGAGGGCACGGCGCCTAGGAGCGTGTCAATATTCCAGTTTGATTGAGAAACCCGTGTCTCACTAACTGAACCATTTACATAGGATCTCTCAACAAAATTAATTGTTGCCCCATCTTGCTCAAGATAAATTCCATTCTGCGCACCATAGTATCCTACACGTTGTCTTAAATTAGCCTTCGCTGAATTCATTACAAATGTACTCATTATCTGCAACGACTTACCTGGCTGATAAGAAAATACTTTTGTTGTTTCACGAATTATCTCTGCATTAGCTGTAGTATCAAGATTGAGAGCAACAAGACCAGCATTAGCATTATGAGCATACGTTGCAGTAGCTGTATTCGATGTGCTCCAGAGACCGTTGTCTTTGAATCTATGTGAAGAATCAAATAGTGTAAGTGGTGTTGACATCCTTGCACGACCAAACGCATCTACAGCCACACCAGAAGGATTAGCTGGTCCAACTAATGAACCATATTGGTCCGCAAGCATGACGACCTCATATAAGGTCTTATTGTCTTGCAGGTATTGGTGTGTATCTTTTCTAAACTGTGCCATATCAGCAATTCCACTTTCTCAGAGCAAGCGCTTTACGAGTAGGCTCACCATTTGGTTTTTTCATTGGACCATCAACACCACTCATGCGAGCACAAAAAGATTTGCGTCTCTTCCACGGTTTGCTGTCTTTTTTAAGCTTGGAAGGCTCTGTTGTTACAGCCATCGAAAGTTTAGAACCTGGGTTCTGTGCACGATAAGATGCGATACCTTTACGGTTCAAACCACCTTCAGGGTTCTTACCTTCTTTACGAGACCATGCAGGTGTTTTTGCTTCTGCTACATTGTCCTTCTTTTTATTCTGAGCTTCATAGTCAGTTTGCATCTTCTTCAGTCTTTCTGAAGTAGCAGCGTAGTGTTTGGCTCTATCTTCTAACGACTGACCAGTTTGTTTTTTAAAACGAGCATTAATAGCATCATAACCAAACTTTTTTGCCTCATCAATTTCCACTTCTTCTTTATGAACTGTAGCGCCTTTGATCTTGTTGGCTACGTTCTGTGCATGTCTTTGTGATCCAAACGTTTTCCATTTCTTTCCGTTGATGTGGACAGCATGTGGTTCTTGTTTTTCTGGTGCACGATATGAGCTGTAGCGTTTTCTGCTATAACTTGGCTCGTCGGGTTCATCAGGATTGGCACGTCTGAAGCGCTGAGCAGCAGTATCACCATATTCTACAAGGTCAACTTCTTCATTCTTGGGAACACAATTAGGTACTTCACGACCAGCTTTAATCTTCTTACCGACCATGTGATACCCCTTCCAGCAAGGATCTTCACCCTTCATTTTTTCTTCTTTTTGTTCGCCTGGAGTGTCAGCCTTATACGTTTTCACAAGACTCTTTGTTCCTTCGAAGCGTTTCATTGGGCTTTCGACACCCTCGAGATAAGAATTGTACTTTTGTGCAAGATGCTTCTTTGCTTCCATCTCATTGTCTGTTGTATGCTTGATACGACCCTTTGCATCAACGACATGAAACACTGGTCTGTTGTTGTATGGACTTTTCTCACGTTTAATGTGAGGACGAGCAGCACCACCAGTCCCTTTCAACTGCTTAGTAAACAGACGCTCGTTGATAGGAAGAAGATCATAGTCTTCTTGCATAGCAGCACCACCAGCAAGGAATGAGTTAACTCTATTCATTGCATGCTGTTCGCGGGTGAGACTGGAATTGATTGGTAGGGATTTGATGCCGCGAATGAACACTTGTTCAATAACGTCAGCAGGCATATCATGACGTGAAGCTTTTGCGCTGAGAACGAGTTTTGTTTTTTCTTCAACAGCTACACGGTGGTTCTGAACCGCACGTAGGAAATTCTCTTTGTATGGGACCGGAGTCTGAATTTCTGGTGGGTTTAAAATAATTTGCGATTTCTTGCCATTTTTACCAACAGCAACTTTTTTATCGTCTTTTTTGTCTTTGTCTGTATCCATATTTCCTCAGAGGTTTACCTTAGCCTAACTCTGAGGGTATTTATAAAAATTATTCTCCGCCGCCTGAGCTAGAACTTTTTCCTGGAAAGTCTTTACGTAACTTCATGTCAGCGCCACGAAATTTAATTTTGTGAATTCTTTGCATACGACCAGTCACAGCGCGAACAAACAGCTCTTGCAGACCCATCCCACGGCGTACATCAGAGTATAAATCGTCTTTATGATGTTTTTCTAACTTATCAGGAAGTGCTGCGTGAAATTCTTTTTTCTTACCAGACGATGCAAGTTCACGCATCTTGCTGGCAGACATACCCTCAACACCCTCTGAATCCGGATCGCGCTCACCTGAAGAATGTACCGTTATAGATTTAAATTTATAAGAGCCGTGTCTACTCTCAACCCCATTGTATTTGTCTAATAAGTCTTGGTACTCTTTTTGACGATCAGACCCTGCTACAACATGTAGATGAGTAATACCTCTTTTATGCATCTCAGCAGCGTGGTGGAGGATAGTGGGTTTGTCTTTTGTTGCAGCTTCGACATGAGAGTCTTTTGGGAAAATACGCAAAGCGTGTTTAACTTTTTGATCTGACGTTAAAGGATCTTTTTCTATCCTTTTCTTTTTGGCTGCTGGTGTTTCTTTTTCTGGTGCCGATGCTGCAGATAACACAACCCTATGATCTACAGCATTCTTCTCTTTAGCAACATCCAACACCTTTTGCGCTACTGCAGCATGCCCAGCAGTTGGGGGATTCATTCTACCAAATGCAAGTACGCCGTGCTTTTCTTCTTGAGCGGGTGCTTTCTCTTTCTCTTTTTCTTTTGCAACTTTGAGAGCTTCACCACGTTGGAAGTTTGCTTTACTGAACTCAGCTCTATCAACTAACTTTGTTGGTCGACCATCAATGGTGACAACAGCTCCTTCTGGCTTGGTATCTTCTTCACCAATCTTTGTACCAAACGCACCTTGTGCAGCAGGTGTTATAGCATGAACAAGAGTGTCTTTAGCTTTCTGTAAGTGTGAATGTAGTTCCAAAGCAGATGTGATATGCTTTTTATCTTGGTCAATCTGCTGTAAAGTAAGATTGTGTGCTTTGAGACGAGTGGCTTTGCCAGCTTCCGTCTTCAGCTTGTCGATATCTTTCTTACCACGCTCGTCAACGTACTGTTTGAATCCTTCTGCCGTTGGTTGTGTTTCGTCTTTAATGTTTTTGTTAATAAACATTTTTAAAGTGTCGGTATGACGCATCGCAGCTTCATATCCACCTTTTGCAAGCTTTTTATGTGTTGCTTCTGCAGCGGCCATATGGTCATCAAAAGCTTGCAAAGTCTTTTTATCGAAATGAGATCCTGTTGCATCTACCTCTGGTGAAATCATATGCACATCTGGATGTTCTTTGAACGACTTTTGATTTACATCGAAGTGAGCCTTCATAGACTCAAAATCTTTGCCTTTATACTGTGTATGAACAACAACGCCCAGCTTTGAAGCTGCTATCTTACGGCCTTCAGGAGACCCTTGCTTTGTCGTGTATGTAATCGTGTTCGGAGTAAAATGATACTCATCACCACGCTTTTTTACATCCTTCGACCCTGAATGCATAATGTCGCCTTGGTATATTCCTTTGTCAGGAGCTACCTTTGGCAAATGCTTCAATGCATCTTTGAGCTTTTCAACGAGTCCAGGAGCATGTCCGTGGTTACGTTCAATGTCATCTG